CTTTAATCTTACTAAGAACACGCTCAGTCGCACGGACTAAGAGAGTTTCGATAACGTCGTCAGTGAGTCCTTCATTTTGGTCAAATATTCGTTGATCACGATCGATAACGTCTTGGGCGTCAGCGAAACTAATAATCGTCGAACCTTTCTTTATGAAGGACATCACCGTCTCCTATTATAGAGCAGCGTCGCCGATGATCTTAACGGCTAGTTCTGGACGTAGGATGCCAGCACCTGCAACTAGGGTCATTACAACGTCAGTTGCACGAGCAGCAGCACGACGCTCAGTTTCCATAGTAACAGCACCACGTTGAGCAACACCGAATGCAGCAGGAGCAAATACGCAACCGATTGCATCATCAGAACCGTCAACTGCAACACCAGCGTGTTCTAGGATGGTGATACCAGCGATCTGACCAACGAAGTAGTTGCCTAGAACTTCTGAACCAACACCAGTAGCGTTCTGGTAGGAAGTAGTTGCAGTCATAGCAGCCTTGATAGCGTATGCTTGCTTAGGATTTAGAACAGCAAATAAAGGACCTTGGTACTTGTTAGCACGGATGGTTGCAGCAGCCTTCATTAGGTCAGTTACAGAGTTCTCAGAACCAGCAGAACCGATAGACTGAGTAACGGAAGTGAATAGACCGATTAGTTCTGCATCTAGGCCTTCTGCAAGTGCTAGACCTGCTTGTGCTGCTAGGGAACCGATAACAGATTCAGAAGCAGAGTCACGTAGGAAGTCAGTAACTTGATTGTAAGTAACTAGTTCAGCAAGAGCGATAGTCTTGGAAGTAGTGTTAGTATCACCAGCGGAAGCAGCAACGCCTTCACCTGGCTTAGAAGAGGACATACCTGCCCATACTGGAACCTGAACAGTTGAACCTGCGCCAACTGGGTAATCAAAAACTGTAGCAACTGCGCGAGCAATGCTGTTTTCGTAAAGTGCGAACTGTGATTGAACTAATAGGTTAGTGAATAGTTCGCTGTTGATAGATGTAGTGTTAGCCATTTAAATATCTCCTTAGATTATGGACTTAAATTAAACCTTTGGCTTTCGCCTCGGCGTATCTCTTTCGATGTTCTGGATTCTTCATATCGAGAGTAGTTAAATCCACCTTTCCGGAAGTGCTCTGTGCAATGCTGCTCTTTGTAGAACTTGTCGCAACAGTAGGCTGTACGAAATGGGGATTCGAATCTAAGAACTCTTTAACTAAGTCGTCAACGCTGAGTATATTACCCGAGTCGTTGTACCTGACTGTTCCATTATGATCAACCACTTCCACATCACCTTCTGCACCAAGACGAACATTTCCTTTTAACAATGACTTAACTTGTTCGGCATTCACAGCACGGAACTTTGCAGCCGCATTTGTTAAAGGAGTGTCAATCTTATATTCCTTGATGATACTATCTCGCTTCTGAATCTCAGCGTCTTTTTTGCTTAAACTTTCTTGAAGTACCTTTTCGAATTCTCCACGCTTAACCATTTGCTCTTGCTTCGTTGCCTCGGCAGTTGCCTTTAGTTGGCGTAGTTC